GGATCATGGATACCACATTCCTACATATAACCAGCTTATGAAGGAATTTTGGGACAATTCACGTCGCGTATGCGACAAGGAGTTGATCGATTCGATCACTCAACTTAAGGTGTCTAATCCGCCATCTTTAACCAACTAGGATTAATGAAATACAGTTACTGTGTGCATCTAACTAATCGTGCTTTCACAATGATGCATAAGTGTGGGTATTTCATTTAACTCTGCCAGAGCGTTCCTCAAAATCCCTATTTAGGGGTAGGTTTGGCTGAACCTAAAAAGAAGTGCACGATTTCGCTGCAATGTATGAGTCTGCAGCAGCGATCTTAAAAATGACTTGCGCAACAACAACCAAAACAAAATGAGTTCGAGATATATGCCGAAGAGGGGTATATATTCTCTATGAACGAAGCCTCTTTTTTACCTGAAAAATTGAAATTGGAACAACAAAGTTCCTATTTTCAAGTCCAATCAAGTGAAGTTGATATGCAAAAAGATGCTGCCGGTTCCGCTGATTCCTCCACTATTCAAGGGGTGGTTGAGTTCAGAGATGAGATAGGTGGAGCATCTTTAGATTTATCAGCTCCCGTAAATTATTTGCAGGGTGACTGTTCACAAAATGTTGAATTGGGCAACTTTTTGAGTCGACCAGTGGAGATCTATAACATCACTTGGAATGAAGGATTTGGCTTGGATTCGTCCACTATCAATGTCCGACCGTGGTTCAAATTCTTTGACAATGCTGCTATTAAGAAGAAACTGGATAATTATTATCTGATTAAGTGTAATCTTAAGGTTAAAATTGTCATCAATGCTTCACCGTTTTACTATAGTGCGGTATTGGTTTCTTATGAACCCTTGACTAGTTTTAATCCGGCTCCTTTAGTCAGATCGGGTTTAAATCATTTGATCCCTGAATCCCAGAGACCGCACGTCTATTTGTATCCTCAAACTAATCAGGGTGCTGAAATGTCACTACCTTTCCTTTACCATAAGGAATGGCTAGACGCTACATCATCCCTGGATTTGCAGGACATGGGTCAGTTGAGTTTTACATCAATTACCGAACTGCTAAACGCCAATTCTGTCGCTGGAACTAGTTGTACTATCCAGGTTTATGCTTGGGCAGAAGATGTTGAGTTGGCTGGTCCGACTGTTGCATTGTCCGTCCAATCTTCAGAAAAGCCTATAGGTTCATCTAAAGTCAAGAGTATGCATACAAAGGATGAGTATCATCATGAAGGGACTATTTCTAAGCCAGCTTCTGCTGTAGCGAGAGCCACTGGTATGTTATCAAACTTACCGGTAATTGGACCTTTCATGACAGCTACTTCTGTTGCCGCTGGCTCAGTGGCAGATATGGCAAGTCTTTTTGGTTACACAGACGTGCCTGTTATTGATGATGTTCATGAGTTCAAAAATCAACCGTTTCCTCAATTTTCTTCCACAGACATTGGAATTCCAATTGAGAAAGCAACTCTCGATTGTAAGAATGAGCTTGCCATTGATCCCAAAGTTGTCGGTGTCCACATCGCTGATGAATTAAATATATCTTCCTTTGTACAAAGGGAATCGTATATTGCCAAAGTGAATTGGGATGCCGCAGATCAAGTAGATAAATTGTTGTACAATTTTGTCGTTACACCAAGTATTCGACAAAATCTCACGGAAGCGTCACAGAGAGTGCAATACAACACTCCCATGTCTTATGTAGCAAATGCTTTTAGATATTGGAGAGGTGATATCAGATTCAGATTTAAATTCATTTGCTCTCGATATCACCGTGGTCGTGTGAAGATATCGTGGGATCCTCATGGCGATATTGCTAACATTGCAGATTCTACTACCCAGGTTTACACTAAGATTGTGGATATCACTGAAACAACAGATGTTTGTTTCAACGTGCCCTATACGCAACCTACTTCGTATTTGCCCGTTCAAACAAATTACTTGACAAATGAACACCAGTCCAATGCTTTGAGCTCTTTACAGCCTCATGTTAATGGTATTTTGACTGTTCGAGTATTGACTGAGCAAACATCTCCAATCGCATCTGCTGATGTAGTTGTTGCTATGTTTGTTAGTGGAGGAGAGAATCTGGAGTTCGCCTGCCCGGACTCTATTGATAATCGACTCTCACCCTATATTGTACAATCGACAGAAATTTCCTATGATGCTGAATCAGAGGAAATTGTCGAAATGGGTATGGCGCCTTCTAACGCCTATCCCGGTTTGAACTTGGTTTATATGGGTGAGACTGTGTCATCTCTTCGAACTCTTATGAGACGTACTTCATATTTGGGTTTTCTTGAATATAATTATACGTATTCGGATTCGGACACATATACGGTTTTGCGCTCTGTTTTTCGCCGTGTCCCCTTAATACCGGGTTATGACGGCGCCGGAGTTTTGAGTGCAATAGGATTGGATTCAGGCATTCCAAAACCGTATAATTTTGTCAACTGGACATATACAGCATACTTCTCTCTACCCTTTGTTGGGAAAAGAGGATCTATGCATTGGCATATTAATGCCAGATCAAACTATGATATCAATGATCTTAGTTTGACTCGAACGAATTATAAGGTATTTGCTGGCTTATCATCTGGGGGTTACCGCTCCAGTGTTGCTACCGCAGGCAACGCAAATGAAATGGCAAGAAACGCTACGGTCTACAAACCACGCGGTTCTACTGGTATAACTGTTACCAATCAAGGTACACAGCGTGCCATTTCTCTTGCGGCACCAATGTATTCCCGTTTTAAATTCATTTCCAATGATATTTTAACGAATACTAATGGTGCCGTTGTGGATGAGACTACTGACGATTCTTTAACTATCGTTGGCGTTATCACCCCTGCTTCGCAGGGTGCTAATGTCGGCGGCGGTTTTGACTATTATTGTTCAGCAGGAACGGATTTTACACCCGTTTTCTTTCTCAATGTACCGGTAATGTATTATTACAGTGCAATACCGGGTGCCACACCATAAAATCAAGTGGGCGATGCTTGATCTTTTCCTTATCGGAAAAGTTTCGCGTTATAACAAATCTAAAAGATGTAATCCAATACTTACATTGGATGCC